TGTTAATTTTATATAATTGACTTATAGCTTCATCTTGGTCGTCAAAAGCTTGTACTGTGTAATAACTTACATTAGCTTTATGCGTATCCCAATCGCTACTCCAACCATCTAAATTAGCAGGAAAAGCACCAAAAAACATTAACCTAGTTTGTGAATTATCATTATTATTATTGAAACCACCATTAGCTACAGTAGAATCAACTTGTATTGCACTTCCTAATAATGCACCTGCACTATTATACAATCTTATTAAAATGTATTTAACCATATTAATAATAGCATCATCAGTACCTACTTGAAAACTATTTGTAGATACGTTTAGAAAATTAAAAAATGATAGTGTTCCATAATCAGTTAATTTAGCATATTGTTCTATAGGTGCATTGCTGATAAATTTTCCTAACTCTCCATAAAAATTATTAAATACAAGTTTTTCTTGATTAAGATTGTAACCATAATTGTTGTTACTTAATTTTAACACCGCATCATAATCTAAAACCCCATTAAATATTAAATATTGGTCAGTTAGAATTGGTTTAGCAAAACTTATAACACTTGTTGATACTGCTGAATTATAATACTCTATATTAAATGAAACCCCAAAGTATTTTGTATTGTTTTTATTACAAGCATATTTATCTATTAAATGAATTGGGTGTGGTGTGTTTTGAGTAAATGATGTTCCTTTAAACGTGCTAAATATAACATTGTCAAAGTTTACACCTTCTTCTTGTGGACTTACATAGCTTTCCAAAATAGAAGTTAAAGAAAATATACCTACTCCTTTATTGTTTGGTGTTACTTTTAATGTTGCTGCTAGTGATGTTGTTTGATAAACATTACTTACATCATCAGAAATAAAAACTTGTGCAGTAAATTTTACTTTAAAATTATTAGCTAATATTGTATTATCAGAAACTGCAAATATAATATCCTGACCTACAGGCATTGTGTTGTATAATGGTTGTTGTTCTATTATCATTTTCTAATATTATTTAATATATCTTCTTTAATTGCTTTTCCTACTTGTGTTGCAAAACCTCTTAATTCTAATCCTAAAGGTTTTTGAAAGAAGCTAACCCCTTCAATACCTTTTATAAAAATAGTTCTAGCTATTGCGAACTTTAAACCACTTCTTACCATAAACCTACCTTTTGCATCTCTTGGTGCTATACCTCGCATTACTGTCCATTTGTCTAATGCTTTAGTTGGTGGCATTTTACTTTTATAACTATAAGGACTTTTCATTCTTTCTCCTTTGTAATTAACAAAATCTTTTATACCTGTATAGTTACCTTTATTTTTTCCTGATTTAATTGTACCACCAACACCTGAAACTCCCTTATCCATAAATTTACCATAATCAAGCATACTAAATTCTACATTAATACCCTGTGATGTTTTAACTAATTTAAATTTAATACTATCTTTTAAAGCACCTGTTACTACTTTCTTTTTCCTGTCTAGTATTCCCTTTGATTTGTTTACAACACTTTTACCAAAGCTATTTAAATATCTTTCTAACGCTATCACTATACACTAGCTACAAATACTTCTAAATCAACATTAGTTGTTCCAACAGGTTTTACCATAATATTTTGTAAGGCAGCCATAGTTCCAAAACTTGGTGTGGTGTCTGCTTCTGCTAACATAATATTATCTGCTGCACCTAATATATGTGATTGACCTGCTTTCAAAGTTACTTGATATAATGTTGCTGCACCTACTACTGCAATTTCTACAGATATAGTTGCATTTAAATTTGTAATCCGAATATACCTTACATCTTCTTTGTCTAATTGTACTACTGCACCATAAGAATTAGTGTTAAAAGCTACTAAAGTAGTTTCTTGTGAATGTGTACAAGTAACAATTCTTTCATATACATTGTTGATTCCTGTAGTTGTTACTGTGTTTGTTGTACCTCTGACTGCACCATTAAGTGTTACTGATTCAGATAGTGTTGTTGTTAAATCTGCCATAATTATAATTTATAAGTTATTTTTGGTGGTATTAATTGTATTGTTAATTTTCCTATTTTAAGTTTAAACATTAATGTATTGCATCAGTTGTTGCTTGTGGTGCTATACAAGTGTTGTATTCATTTTCTATAACTATTGGTAAAGTAAACACCCAACCTGTTACTGAATTGTCAAAACGTTCTGTAAATGGTTCTAAAGTTATGTCGCCTTCTGTAAAGTATTTAGGTATAGCATTTATACCTTGATTAGATAATAACAAGCTTTCCCCATTTTTAAAAGTTCCTATCAAGTCATTACATATTTGCAGGTTATCTGATAACACTTCTTGCTCATTTGATTGGTCAGGAAACACTAAGTCCATAATAAAGATTTGAAAGTTTAATGTCATTTCGTGAGTACCTGCTATTGCGTTTACAGGGTTTATATGCATCAATGGGTACATTGTGTTCTTTTCTAAATCTATCTCATATATATCGCCTGATGATACTGTTTTAATTTGGTAATGGTTATCACCTAATTGTTTCAATGTATCTATCGTGTTATTATAATCTTTAAAATATGTCATTTCTGTACTGCTTTAGTTTCGTTTAAATCTGTTTCATAAGTAAGCCAAGTTAAACATTCATACAAACTTAAATTAGTTATCCTTTCTAAATTAATTATCTCTCCATTTGTTAATCTGTACATTACTCCGAACCAACCCCACTTGTCTGCAAATTGTTCATCTGTGCTTTGTCTAGTATTTTCTTGCTCTGTACCATTAAAAATGATGGCAAAGTCATTAATAACTCTTTCGCGAAAATCCAAAAAAAAACCAACGCACTATTAACTTCTGATGCTTTCATCTTTTTAAACTTCTCTGCTCTCATTCTTGAATCACTTATTCCGTATGCTTCAATAGAATAATTCTTACCATCTTTTTCTGTTACAGGTCTGTAAAGTACTGACATTAATTTAGGTAGGTTTTTTTCTACTCCATTTTTTAAATAGTTTTCAATATCAGCATACTCTCCTAATGTTATTTCTTCTAGGTTTGGGTGGAAGCCATACTCAACATCATTTACTTTAATAATTTTTTTTAATTCAGTTCCTTCTTTTTCTTGTAAAGAAGATATTTTTTTCATTATTAATGCTACATCTTCAATAGCTAATTCTTTAATCAAATCTTTAGGTATATCTGATAGTAAACTTATAGTTTCTAATGCTTCTGTGCTTTTACTTTGTTTTTTTTTGCTAATTAACTTTACCCACTTGTCAAGAGTTACATCTTCCCAACTATTTATAAGCGTGTAAACCTCTTGCTTGTCATCTTTGTTAATTTTCAATCTCATAATATATAATAGAATTAATTGTTATTTAGTTTAAAATTGTATATTTGCCCTGTTTTCTTAAAGTTTTTGTTTAGTTAAAGGTGTAATTCTTAGAGTTACACCTTTTTTTATTGCACAAAATACTTACCAAAGTTACCATCTATTTCAAAATACATTCTCATAGCTAGAGCATCAGCGTAATCAGGCGACCTGCCTATAATATCTTTTACATTGTCCTTAGGTATGATTTGTAGCTTGTTATCTTTGTCAGCATCTTTAGTCCTTACTTGTTCTAGTTCTTCAATGATATGGTTTTTAGTATTAATATCAGGGCAATCAATACCAATCTGTCCTTCGTTAATTAAATCAGCTAACTTATAATAACATTGAGTTTTAAGGTTTTGATAGTTCTCCCCTTTCATTGCCCTAGAATTATTGACAAAACCTCTGCAACGCATATAATCTTTAACACCACCACCAACACCATCTTCATCAACTATAATATTTGTTAATCTTACATTGTTTTGTTGTTGCATTACCCTAATCTCATCTACAACTTCGTTTACTGCTGATTTAAGGATACTTCTTATCTTTTTAATATGAAGCCCTTCCCAATACATTATAACTGTCTTATCGCTTCCAAAACGAGCCACATCACAACTTATGTATTTATCTCCCTCAACACCATTTTGATTAAATAAATTAAGTATAGCATCATAATCTATTAAATTATCATTAGTTGCATCATATTCCCAATTACCGAATAATAATCTTTGCTTACTTAATTCATCTAATGTTAAAAGTTGTTTCTTATAATGCTTAGAAATAAACTCATTGTCATCAACTAAGCTTTGAATAAATTGTCTATATGGTTTTTGTGTTCCTTCCTTTGCAGGTTTGTAGTATTGTGTATATACCCAATTCTTAGCAGGGTTACAAGTCATTAGTAGTTTAGGTATAATATTATATTGGTCTAACTTATATCTCATTCTAGATGCTACTATGTTCTTTGCCTTCTCTGTTATTTGATTTGCCTCATCTATAAAAGCAGCAGTTATTTCTAATGAACCCAAACTATCAAAGTTTCTGTCTGATGGATATAAGAACAAGTCTTTAAGTATTATCTCACTACCATTATAAAACTTAATAATGTTAGAACCTGCATTAAAATTGTAATGCTTGTTTGCAATTATACCCCACTCTTGACATACTTCAAAGAAAGTGTTTAGTGTAGTCTTTTTAAGAGCATCTAATTTAGACCTGCCCATTAAGTATCTTGTCTTAGGATATTTAAGACATAAAAGAATTAACCAACTACAACCAACCCAAGATTTACCACCACCTGCTGCACCACCGAACAAAACTTCTGTAGTCTTATCATCAAACAAGTATTCAATCGCTTGTCCTTGAGTATGGGTAAATTCAGTATCAATATTCAATTCCTTTGATATTTACATTAATTTTAATTGGTTCATCTCCTGATGTTAAATCTAACTCGCTTCGTTCAATGTAACCTCTTTTCTTTCCCTTTGTCTTTAAAAAAAATATAGTAGCCGAAGTGTTTCCATCTCCTATCTGTTTATGTAATTGGCTTTCTCCAAAGTCTAATGCTATGTTTTCAATATCTTTAACTTCTTTAGAAAATGATTCATCTTCTTTTAACCATTTGTAATATGTGCTACGTGGAACATCTGCTGATTTACAGGCAACTGTTACAACACCTAATGATTTTTCTAACGCCTTTAGTATAGTTTCCTTTTTTATGTGTCTACTTTCGTCCATATTATATTCCTTTAAATGCTTTTAATGGATAGAATATTAATGAGTTTCTATAACCATCATCAGCTATTTGTTTAATTGGTGTTACTCCGTGTACGTTTCTCCAAGCAGGATACACAAGCATAGAGTTATCAGCTTGTTCAAATGTTGCGTTATAGTCAGGTACGTTTAAACAACCACCATTAGCATTGTTTCTTTTCGTAAGGATAATGTTTACTGTGCCTTCTAAGTTTCCTGTATCTCTGTGAAAAGGTGCCGAAATATTAAAATTTGATATACTGCTTGTAAACATATTACCAAACTTCCAATCTTTTTTTATTTCTTTAAAGAGTTCTATTTGCCTGTCATATAATTTAGGTGTTAATTCTTTTACTATCTTTTCAGCTTCAACACAAGCACCCCACATAGCTTTTATAAATGTCTTTGCTTTTGGTTCTCTGTGTACTGAAGATATTGTAGGGTAAGGTCTTCTCATATGTGGTTTAGGTGGTATTGAGCCAAGTATTGCACTCATCTGCACAGTTCCTGTTGCCATAGCATCTTTCCTTGACATACCTTCTTTGTAAACTTTACTGAACACATCACTTCTTTCTAATAATGACTTAGGCACGTTCTTGCTTCTAAACTCTTTATTGGCTATATCTATCAATGCCCCTAGCTTTTTACTATACTTGTTTACATCTTTGATATAAAAACCTATTACCTCCCCATCAGATTCTAATAAACAATCTTCTTTTACGTTAGGTTCAATGTATTCGCATCTCTTACCCACCTTTCGGTTGTGTTCTACTTTTTCAAGTTTAATTATATTCATATTAATATTTCATTTTTTCTTTTAGGGTTTAGTTTAATCTTATCCCCCCATTTAGATTTTAGTATTTGTATATTCTTTTGTTCTTCTTTGTCATCTCTCACATCAACGGCACCACCTTTATTAGAGTAATGTTCAAAAGAGAATAGATATTTTTGATACCTGATAACATCTCCTCTTTCTTTATGTTGTAATGTGTAATCGTAATCTTCTTTCAATGTTAATTGTTCATCAAATCTTAATTCATTTGGTTTTACAAACAACATGTCGCCTATACAAAAAGTATTAGTACTTACTATTTTGTTAGCAAAAAAATAATTATCTGTTGGTGGTATGCCTAACAACTTTATTCCTTTAACTTTATTAAATTTTGAAACAATATCTTCTATCGCATAATCAAGTTCAACTCTTTTAGGTTCTCCAAAGTTTTTATTTACTACAACTTTTTTTATATCATCACTTAATTGAACGCATATTTTGTTATTATCAAAAGCGTGTTGTAATGCAAAATTTCTACTTCTCATTAAGTTACCTGTTTCAAATACATTTTTACAATCATTTGCTTTATACAATTTACTCTCTCCGTTCTTTACACAAAATATGTATTTCTTTTTTTGTTCTAAAGTAAAAGGAAGTTTGTCATATCTACCTGCTGATATTACATAAACATTATGCTTCATTCCTAAAAGCGTTTAATACAATTACACCGACATTCTTTCCGCCTTTCCTTGCTTGTGTAATTAGTTCGTTAGCTTCATCATATTCATTAGCTTCAAACTCTATAACTATACCTCTCTTGACTGCTGAAGTTTTATCATCTAAAGTTGAGCCTAAGTCTATGTCATCTAATATAGAGTAATCAACTTCTTTTTCAGGTTGCCAAACATCCATTCCCCAATCTCCTAGCTTAATATTATCCCATTCATTAGCCAATATACTCCAATCCCACTCTCCAAAACCGACGTTGTCTTTTACTATAAATTCTTGTTTCTGTTCTTCTGTTAGTCCTTTGGCTACTTTTACGTGTACTTCTTTCAGCCCTGCCTCAACACTTGCTTTGTACCTCATATTTCCTCCTAGAATTGTCATATCTTCATCTACGATTATTGGTCGCAGTTCTAACATTTCAGGAAAATCTTTAATAGACTTAACAAGTTTTTTAAATTTAGATTCTTTAATTATCCTCGGATTGCTTACGTTTGGTTTTAACTCATTGATTTTTAGTTTCATAGTATATAATAGAATTGTTTGTTATTTATTTTAATCTGTCTTTTGCTCTACTCCATAGTTTATCATTCTTATTTGATAAGGTAGGCTCTGTTCTTTTTAATGATGGAAACCCACCGAACTTATAAATCTCTTGCATATATTCTCCACACTCAGGGCATTCAGTTCCAATATTAACCACCTTACCTTCTATTACTTTCATTACCACCCTGCTTAATTCTTTCTGTATCTCACATTTATTACATTGATATTTTAACATATAGCTTTCTTATTTAGTTCTAACCTCTGTTTTCCGTTAGCTTTTGTTCTTGTGTCTTTCCTTCCCATTGTAGTCCAAGCTGCAACAGGATAGGAAAAACCAAACTGCATTTCAAAAATGTTATAAATTTTAGAGCAGTATAATTTATTTTTTTTTGACATTTCTTTTGTTTAATTTTAATTCATCTAATTCAAATTGTAAATGATTTATAGCTTTTGTTATACATTCTTCAGGGTTTTTATGCTTAAAATTCGCCCTTAACAAATATGTAACTGCATTACCAATATTCCAACTTAACTCCCAATCAGATATAACTTTTCTAGCTTCGTACTTATAGTGTTTACCTATATAATAATTTGGTATCTTATTTGTATTTTTCATATATTCTTTTAATTCCTTTAAAACAATCACTTAAACAAGAACTACAACTTGTTCCTGTGTCATAGTTAGTTCCGTATATTGTGTTAAATAATGTTATCATTCTTTTTTTTACTGCTAGATTCTTAGCCACACCTTTGTCAATATCTTTCCATATTACTAAAACTTCTTCAATTAATTCTTCAGGTATTCCATCAGGTTGGTCTAGTTCTTTTGTTTTTAACCAATATTTCTGTGGGCATTCCATTAAACTAATCCTAGCTTTTATTGACATAAAACATAAACAAACTTTGCAACTTCCTGTCGGTCTAAAATAATAATCACAACTTTTACATATAGATATTCTATCATTATAAACTTCATCACTTACAAAAAACTTATTCATCTAATATTTTTTTAAGTTCTTCCCTGACCTTATCTATAGTTGTAAATAAACTATTCCTGCTTATACCTGTTTTTTTTGCTAATCCTGTAAGTGTATTGCCTTCATAATAATATAACTTAAAAACATCTCTATCGTACCAATAAAAATTATCTAATGCTTTATCTATTGTTTCTAATTTAGTCCATTGAGGATTAACTTCAGGGTTAGGTATATTGTATAGATGTGATTTACTATTACCCCCTGTTATTTCATAAGTAATATTGCTAGTCTGTTCATCTATATGTTTGTAATATTTTTTATACTTATAATAATATGGGCTTCGCACTGATGTAAAACTTCTACGTAAAACTACTGCCCCATAACTGATTAGTCCTTTCTTTCCATCTTTAACCCATATCTTCTTTAGAGTTTCAGGGTTCATTTGTAAAAAATACATAAGGCATTCCTGAACCACTTCTTCAATCTCGTTTATATCTTGAGTAAAAGAGTAGGACATTTTTACAAATGTTTTTCTACAATCTGCTACTGCTTGATATACTTCAGTCATTTTTAAATTTTAATTTAGACAAGCTTTCAACTAATTCTTCTAAGTACCTGTCTAGCAATACCTTATACGTTCTTAAAGATTCTGCATTTCTTTTTGTTTCTAATGCTGCAAAATAACCATTACAACAAACTGATAAATTTATAGGTAAAACTAATAACCAATCGTTCCAATTTTCAGCAAACATATCTTCCCCATAACGATTATGATAATCTATTATTTCATTTACTACTTCTAAAAAATTTTGATACTTATTATTTGATGAAGTTTCCTGCACAAAAGAAATCATTAAGTTCATATACTCACTTACGATAACTTCGTGTTCAGCACTTGCATAAATTGGTTTAAGCATAAACCAAATATATAAAAAATTTTATTCTAGATTTTTTTCTTTTTTTAAGTTTTTAACAACCTCTTTGTAATAACTCAATTTTTCCATATAATCTACTCTAGTAAACTTAATTGTTTGTCTTGCTTTAAATTCTAATGATTCAGCAGTTCCTACCCCATATTTTGCATCTAAATATATACCGAATTTAAATTGTTCACCCTGATTAAACATGTTACATTTAACACATTGTACTTGACAATTAACTTCATTCCATCTTGTTGTGTGATGCCTTCTGCTTTGAAAATGTCCGTTTTGTAAACTTTTATAACTATCAGTTTTATGACAAGTAAAACATTGTGTAACACCTAAGTTATTTGCATTACGCAACCTAATGTATAAGCTAAACCACTTGTCTAAATCTTTTTTTAACTTACTGATAGTCTTTAACCCCATATTAATTTTTGTTCAAAAACAGGTGCAGGTTTAAAATAAAGATATTTAGATATTGTAGTTGTTCTACCGAATCTAGTTTTACGTTGTAAATCTGTGCTATGAATAGGGTAACCATCTTCTTTTAAATAAAATATGATACTCGCAAGTCTTGTAACACCATATTCTTTAATGGCTTCTAAACTTGTTATACTTCCATAGTTTTTCAAATGCCATTTAATTGCATCTTTTCCTGTTTTTATTTCTTCTTTAGTTATTTTAATTGTTTTCATTTTAATAATTTTAATGGTTCCTGATAATAAAGAACTTGGTTAGGGTTTTGGTTTAGTGTATGTACTTGATAATAAGCATCGTTAATTGTTTTTTTGTGTGATATAATAAATCTAAAAAATGTTTTAATATTTAAAAATGGTTCAAACTCACAATACCTTACACCTATATGAAAGGCATCTTGTATTTGATTTATTGTCATACGTTTAAATCTATTTTCTTTTTGTAAATCTTCTGCAAATATCTTAGCTAAAGATGCCATAGTCTTTGCATCTGACCTATGTCCTAACTCTACTGATGTCTTAGCTATCAAGTCTAAAACCTTTTCTGTTAGTTCTTTATTGTTTTCTTCTTGTAATGTTTTCATAATTTTTTCAACCTGTAATTAGGTGTAATTTTTTTTAGATTAATACTCTTTTCAACCTTTCCACTATATTTAAAATAGTTATTTAATTCAATGGTGTTTCTTTTGTATAACTTTTCAAAATAAATCTTCTGCCTTAATTCTTCAACTATATTCATAATAACTCTTTCGCTTTTTGCCATTCATTAATTTGTGCATCTAACTTAGATGTTCCTTTGAATTTTGGTTTATCCCACTTAGCAGAATTTTTTGACCACCTTTCTAATCTAAGTTTAATTTCAAATGTTACCTGCTTTTGATACCTCATCTTATTTTTTCCCTCTGTCCAATAATTAATAAAATCTTGCTTCATTTCTTTTGGGTAATCAAAAAACATAACCTGATTAATAAATTTTTCCTTTATAGATAACTTATTATTTAATGTTATTTCTTTATTCTTATTAATAGTAGTTAAGTTTGTTAAGGACTTGTTGTTAAGAAACTGAACAACTTGTTCTTCATTTATTTTAAAGTATTGTTTAGCAGGAACACCCTTACGCCTAGTTTCTATTATTTCATACTTTTTAAGCGTTTTAAGAGCATTTCGTTGTTGATATGGTGTAAGCGTAGTGTCTTTCTGTATATTCGCTTCAGTATTAAAAAACCAACCATCAGTCATTCCATTATTAATAAAGTATTCTTCTTTACTTATTAAATCAGCAAGTAATATAGTTTCTTTCAAACCTATGTTTTTAGCTAAATTTTTATTAACCACTAAAAAAGCAGTACTACTAAGTAATGCTTTCATAATGTTATTATATTAGTTTTGTAATCATAATCTTTTAATGATTTGTTAATAATATTAATATTGTTTGAAAAATCAAAATAGTTTGTATTTAATGTAAATAGTGCATTTCCACTTTTAATCTTTACTTTTACCTGTGGTTTAACTACAGACTTAATACCTGCTAACTTTAAACAACTCATTAAATCTTCCCTAGTCTTAAAAACTTTTTTAGATGTATCAATTTTTTTAAAAGAATTGTATACTAGATTAAACATATCTCTATACTTTGGTATAGATGAATAATTGTGTTTATGTTTTTTTTCGTAATGATAAATTAAACTCCTATCTCTATTTAAAACTTTAGCTATAATTTTATAGTGTATTTCTTTTTCTAGTATAGCAATTAAAGATGCTACCATTCTAGGTGTTTGATATTCTTGTTTTCTAGTTTTTTCAGATAATGCACCTTGATGCAACCCTACTAACTTTGTAGTAAGGTCGCATATGTTTATAAATTTTTCTCTATCAGTCATCTTAAAATGGTAAGTCATCACTACCTTTATGGTCTGTGCCTTCTTCAATAGCAGTAATATAATCATCACTACTACTATATAAAGAACATTTCCAACCATCAATGTTATGATAATATTTTCCATTATATTCTCTAGATGATAAATTAATATCACATGATATTCTATCTCCTATTTTTTTAGATTGTAAGTTGCTTATGTTATCTCCAAAAAATGTAACTACAACTTCTTTATTGTAATCTTTTTCTTGTTCTATTACAATAGATTGTTTTTTCCATTCCTTATTTGTTTTAGAAACTCCTGTTTCTTGTGTTAGTATTTTTACTAATTTTCCTTCAACTCTCATATTTATTTATTTATTAATTATTATTATTGTTTAAATGCTTCTGATTCATCTTCTCCAAAAACTCCAAGTTCATAAAACCCTGTAAGTTTTAATACTGCCCTAGACATAGCCCTTTTTTCAGCCATCTCCATAACGTACCAAGTGTTACAATTACCATTTTTATAATCCCCTTTTAAAGCACTACCAAAGGTTTCAATTAATGTGTCTTTTTTATTTGCAACTGCCTTAACAACTGCAAAATCTTTTTCACATTTTATGACTTGAAAGTCCATAGTAATATCTTCTTGTGCTTGTATTTTTTCAATACCACTTCTAGTGATTATTAAGTAGTGTTGATGTTTAAATACATCACTAGGTTCTAGGTTGTACTTTTTGTACTTTTCCTTAATTGCTTCTGTTTTCATTTTTGTTTAATTTTTTTTATTAATAATTTAATTTACCCCCATAATTAGAATACTTTCTACTTTTGTGTTAGTTTTTTTATCAAATAAATCTATACCTACAAAATCAGTTTTTTCTATATCATCATCATCTGATTTTCTGTAATAAACATTAACATCTTTTAATGTTCTATTGTTTTCTTTACAACGATTTTCTAAATTTTTTAAAAATTCCATTAATGCATCTGCTTTCATTTTTGTTTAATATATTTAATTAGACTTTCTTTCAAATATTCTGTATCAAACCATTCTAAAATTTCAAATGTTGATAGAGTAAGGGTAAAGTCTTTCCCATTTTCATCAGTACCACATACTAGTGTTTCATTATCAAGACTAGCAATAGTATTAATATCGTGTAAGTTTTTATATATCATAATTAAAAATTTTGTATTATAAATGATTCTGTACCAAAACAATATACTTGTGTATAATCCATTAATGCATCAGTATCAGGGTATAATTCAGCTTCATATTCTAAATGAAACTCGTGTATATTTTCATATTCTGTGTATTCACAACATAAAGCGATAGGGTCAAATTCTATTTCTTCTCCTGTATCTTCTTCATAACCTTCTAAATATTCCCATAAAGCAACAATTCCTGCTCTACTAAAATTATTAGGTCTATTTTTTTCAAACCAATCTCTAAATTGGTAAAATTCTAAAGTTGTTTTCATATAATTATTATTAAATTTTTGTTATTAGCTTCATATTGTTTTAACATATCTTCTGTTAAATTGTAAGAATAAGAACCTGTAATGTTATATATGCTTTTATCCATAGCCATCTGTCTTTCTGTTCCTACCATTATACAAGAGTTATAACACTTTTCATCATCTGATGAATAGAGTGCTTTACCATTAGCACCACTTAAATAATGTTCTTGTCTTGCTACTGCTCTTGTTCCTTTAAAATAATGTAAAGTAGCGTGAACTATCCTGTCATCACATTTATCATATATCTTTTGTAATGCTTCTTGATGCTCTTTTTGAATCTCTATTAACCTTTGAGGAGTTGGTCTTGTCGGTGTAGGTAATCTGTCTATAACCATCGCATTACAATTTTAGTTGCAGTTACTATAAAAGCTAATGAGAAACAACCTAAAGCCAAATTTAAAAGGAATGATTCTTTTTTAGATGGTAGCTTTGATATTGCATAATCCGACATTAATTGATGCTTAAAAAAATTAGATAGTTCTTCAGCATTTAAAGTGTATTCTTTTCTGTTTTCCCTATTTATTACTCTGTATTGTGTTTTCAAAATATTATTATTTATTGATTATGATTCAAATTTAAAACTTTTTTAATTACTAACCAAGTTTTTAACTAAGTTTTTAACTGATATATATAAAAAAAATAATTCTACTCTAGTAAATTCTACTAAAATAAAATTATAATTTATTAAAAAAAAAAGAAAATTAAGCTAATTTATTACAAAGGCATCAACAAATTCAATGGAGTTTCGCCGTTATTAAGTACAACTGCACAACCAACGGCAGGTCTTTTACCATATTTTGCGTAAGCCATAGCATAAGATTTGTGATTAATTCCACAACCAACTTGCATACCAAAGATTCTAAACTTCTTTCCTACATAATGTTCTGTATATGCTTGTGTGTGTAAATGCCCCTGTACAGTATTCATCATATCTGCCCTACATTTTGTTCTTGCAGTACCTCCTTCTCCGTGTATATACTGAACACCATTTAATTCGTACCTTTCTACAAAGTTCCAATTAGGAACCTCTAATACTTCTTTATAAGATTTAATCCACTTACTAGGGATTGCACTAGTTTGTGCCTTTCTCATTATAAGTCTGTCGTGATTTCCAATTATGACTGTTGCTTTTGGAAAAGCTTCGTACCAACGTGATATACGCTTAATAGCTAATTCTAGCTCATCTAAGCCACCCATTCCATCTGCCGAGGTTTCGTGGTAGCTTGTGTAGTGATTGTCTATTACATCGCCTATAAACACTATCTCCGTGCAATTATAGGTGTTATATTGTTTAATACACCAATCAAGATACGAGTTCAAACAAAAAGGTTCGTGCAAATCTCCTATTACTAATACATTACTTATTTCTTGCTCTCGCAGTTTTTGAATGACTTGTATCTCGTGTGGTTTTAATCTGTATCTATTACTTCTTTCCACTATCAGCTAATCCTTGAGCACCTGTCAAACCTACTAACGCCCAAAATATTTCAGTAACGTGAATTTCATCTACACCTAAACTTCTAGCAATAAAAGGAACTACAATAGCTGATATTGTGTACCATACCTTTTTTGATTTTAAAATTGTTAAGATTAAATATTGTTTCATTATTATTATTTTTAATTAATTAATATGTCCAAATGACATTTTTATCCTTACTCCTATCCATATCTACGTGTACAAATTTTCCTTTAAAGTTTATGCCTAACCTGTTTAATCCAACTTTTAATAAAGCATTTATTATTAAAAATCTATCTCTAGAACTTTGAGGTAAGTATATGTCTGCTGCTAAACCAAATAAATGACTTGAGCCAACTCTACCTCCTACCAACATATTATGTTCTATTGTTCTGTAACCTGATGTAATTTTAAATGTTACCCCTGCTATTTCTCTAGCTTTATCTAATAAATTAAGGAAAACCATATCCATTTTTTGACCACTCCCTTCTATATCAGGACTATCAAATTCAGATATTTTAAAGTGTTTCAAAATTATTTTTTTGAATTTCTTTTTTTTTGACTATACCATTTGTCAATCGTGTAAGCTATAGATATAACTAACAAGATAATTTTTAAAGCTAATTCTATGTTACTGAATGTTGTTAGCCCTAGTACTGTTCCGTTGACTGTTGCGACCTCTAGTGTGTCCTGTACTGTTTTTTGTATTGGCATTTGTCAAATATGATTTTAATTTTGTTTTATTTACTTCTTTTACTTTATAATGTTTTTTCATTAATTATATGTAGTATCTAAAAAATCTCTAATTGTTATTCTATTATCTTGACCATAATTTTTTTCTAGGTTCATTCCCTGATAATAAGCATTTGAATTTGGTGATACATCTGCACCACTATTTGTAGAGTATTCAGGAAATAAACTGCTATTATTACAAAGGTAATCTACTAATCTTTCAGTATAAAATTGTGCAGTATTGCTAATTTCTGAACGTAAATCTTGTGCTTCAGTTCTAGACAAAGGAGTTGAGTTTTCTGCAGTCTTAGAAACTACATTGTTGTTTTGTACTTTATACCTTAAAAAAGGTAACACTTCATAAAAAGCGTAGTGAACTAACATATCAGCTACGTAATCATCTAATAATGTTTTGTAGTTAGCATTTGCAGGTATTCCTATAGTTCCCCCACTTATCATTCCCTGTATAGCAACAAACAAGTTAGTTCCAAGTTTAGTTTCTACATATTTTTTCTGTGCGATTTTCACATAAGGAAGTAAAAAGTTTACATCTACATTCATATTGATTGCAGTTGAATCTTTTAGTTTATCTTCACTTATGAATAGTACATATCCTGCCATATTATCTAGGTTTTATATATCCGTGATTTTTCATTCTTTTTGGTGGTTTAGCAACTAAGTTGTCATTTTTTTTTGCAGTAAACCCTTCTGACTTAGCTTTTGTGTAACCTATGTTTTTATCATCTTGTATTTTATCAGGGTAATACACATAGTTATCATCTGTCTTTGGTGCTTTGTAAACTTGTCTTAACCAAAAGTGTTCGCATTGAGGTCCTCCTTTGTAAAGCCAAATTGAGTATGTTGCTGCACCTTTTTTACCAAAACCTGGATTAACAGGTATTTTACTCATTCTCATTATATCTTCTTTACGATAAATCTTTTTAGCTTTTTCCATTTTCTTACAAAACTCTCTTTGAGTTCCTGTTTCGTTTATTAAAAAATTATCGTGTGTGTATAAATATCTAACTTTATAAAAAGCAGTCTTTGATTTATTTAAACCATCTTGATTACTACGTGCATTAGGGTTAGCCCTACCTGTTGAGGTTAATTCTGTATTGCTTATGTTATTTAATTCAGCTTCGTAATTAAAATCTTGGTGTTCCCCATCAACTATTTCTTCAGATATTAATTCCCAATCTTCAGGTATATCTTCCATAGTTTCTAAGAATGCGTCTAACTCTGTTTTTTCTAGGTTAAGCATATCATCGTGAGATTCACAAGCCATATAAACTTTCTTACCCTCGTATTTGTGTTCGTGATAACCACTACACCCAATCTTTTCTGCATGTGCTTGTGCTTCTTCTATAGTGTTAAAAACAGGTTTTCCATCTATCATTCCTACTTTGCTTAAATCTTCTTCAACCACTTCTTCTTTTTCTAATTCCGGTAATCCAAGTTCTTCTCTTATTTCATCTTGTGTCATAACTGCCCTCATATCTTCTATAGTAAACTTAGAAGTAATTGGTTTAAGCTGAACGAATGAAACAGGCAAGTCAATATTATTAATCTTAAATATTTTTGCTAATACTTTTATAATATGAGATTGAAAAGGTTTTACTACTGTGTTTAAATAAAAGTCAGCAGCATTTATTAATTCTTCTGCATTGTTACCTAAACCTGTATCAGTCTTGATACCCATTAGCATAGGGCTTGTTACTCTGTGTCCTGTTAAGATATTCTGAACCAATAGTTCTTGTAAAGCTATGTATTGTTTATCAGCATTACTTACAGATATAGGAAATATTTCAGGTGTTCTAGTTTTATCATCAGAAAACGTCAAAACAAACTTTCCACTATTACTTGCTGATGTGAACTTGTCTGTTAGACTTCTTTCAATAGCTAACCTTTCTTCTTGTGTTGGTACTCCGTTAGAAAAATTTATCATATACGAACCACTAAAACCATTACTGATGTTGTTTAAATGGAACTCTGCAACTCTTTGGTCTACTAAAGCCCAATTATTAGCAGCAATGTAATCAGGTGTGTGGTATATGTCCATATTAGGACTATATAAGCCACTATAAAGCAACTGACTAGCACTTGTCCTGTCATTAGTGTTAAAGGCAGTTATAGGCGTTGGTTTGTTTTGTCTTGTGTTACTCCAATCTGCTGAAACATAATAGGTATCTACAACACCCATATTGTTTGGTTTTCCTGCTCTTACTCTTTCTACAGGAACGTGGTAAATTTCTACAATTTCTGTTTTAGCTTTATTCCATATTAAATGCAAAGCGAATGCCCCCTGTAGTTTAAAGTCAAAAGATATTTTTTTTATTACTTCGTGTAACGTTTCTTTTCCGTTAGCGTGGAAAAATAAGTTTTTAAGTTTTACTAACCTGTCTAAATCATCTCTTTGTGCTTCTTCTTCATCATCTATAATTATATTATCTCCTGCTATCATTTCAGAAGTAGCATTAATAATTGCAGCGTGAGTTGAAGAATTATAGTAAAGGTCTATAAGAAATTGAGGATATAAATTTTTCCATTCCTCTGTTCCGTATTCTATATAATCTCTCCCTCTTACTTCTTCAATAATTGGGCTAGTTGCACTTGATAAATCTACACTTAGTATATTCTTCATATTTATTTTTATTCTTGTTCAGGAGTCCAAGCAGCAGTATTAACTATTGCTAAGATTTCTTCGTGAGTATATTGATCTAATCCATCTAAAAAAGTTGGAGTATCGCCCTCAAATTTAGCAATAAATAATGTACCATCTACTGACTTTCTAACAGTTTCAGCAGAATCCTCTACAATTTGTGAGAAGTCGCATACAGGATTTCCCTCTGCGTCTACTTCAGCTAATAATGTTGTTAATGGTGTTGTATAAATCATAATTTAATTTTTAATTGTTTGGTGTATCAGGAACTATATCTCCTGCTACCATATTAGTCATTGTTCCGTAATTGTTTTCTGTAAATAAATCTATTGTTACAGGTAGTCCAAAAGTTGGTGCATAAGTTTCTGCTTGTGTTTGTTGTTCTACTTGAGCGCCCCAAGCATAAATACCACTTGAAGGAATGTCATCAACCCATAACCCTTGTAAAGAAGTGCCATTATTTTCAGTTAATTCAAACCTTTGCCATTCTGTAGTTACTGATAAAGACTTTGATGTTATTGTTAAATTGGGGTCTTTTAAAATAACATTTACAGTTCCTGTAACACTTTTTAAATATACAGACCTAGTAACTACACCTGTTACACTTATATTTGGTTTGAAAACACCTGTTGTGCCATCTGAAACTATTAAATCAGCATTTTTTGTTCCATCAGGAGATGTTGCCTGATTAGAAGTTACTTGAGTAACACCTGATTTTGTCCAACTGCTTTGAGTAAAATCTTCACTATAAGTAATTAAGTTAGTAGTTGTTGCTTTTCTTACTGATGCTATACCATCTGACTTTAGGTATGCAGTAGCTTGTGATTGTTCTTCTACTTGAGAGCCAAATATATATATTCCTGAAGTTCCATCTCCTAAATATTGTTCTGCAATAATTGCAGTTGGTGTTGTTATTGGCTGATACACTAATGCCACACTACTTGTTGATGTAACAGTAAAACTAACACTAACTCTTTTCCAACCATCAGAAATGTTTTTTATTTCAGCATTAAATGCTCCTGAAGATTGTGCAGTAATTGTATTATTTAATAAATTAAAATTAGCATATAAAGGTGCATTTGTAATTCCTCCTGCACTTCCTGTTCTTATTTGAAAATAATCTCTACCATTTGCTTTTACAAATATTGATATAGTGTGTTTACCTGTTGCTAAATTAATATTAGCATTTTGATAAATTGCGTGAAGTGTGTTTGCATCATTTTCAACAAATTTATAAGCTCCTAATGGAGAATTTAAACTTGGACTTGATTGTCCACTAATAACTGTTGCACCAGCTTTTGTCCAAAAAGATTGACTAAAATCTTCTGAATACGTTATTTCATTAGTAGTAGGTATATGTGCAAGATTAGGACTTGTTTGGTCTTGTATGATAGGATAACCATCTAATATACCATCTCCCATTCTATAGTAGTTTCTAATCTTTGTTAGTGGATATTGGTTAGTGATATTACCCTCTACCATATTGGTCATAGTTGCAGGATTGCCACTAATTTCTTTTACTGATATATTATCAATTTCTACATAATTACTAGAATCATTAGCAGTATCTACAATACCTATATACATAGTAGCTGCTGATGGACTTAAAATAGTTGTTGATGTTCCTGTTGCAGTAGATAGTGTTACAGTATTATTACCAAGATTAGAAGAAGTAGCAATTCTAAAATTCGCAGTACTACCACTAGCATTATCTACATTAATAGTTGCTTTTATTATATATTGTTTAGTTGTGTCTAAACTTAAACTTTGTGATAAACCATAAGCACCTGATGCATTTGCAGTTGCTCGTAAATGATTATTATTAATAGAAAGTGTTGTATTAGTATATGCTAAACCCCAACCTGTTGTAGAACTACCATCTCCATTAACAACTATTTCAGAACCTAGTGTAGGATTAGTTTGGTCATAGATAACAGGGTACTCATCATTAGTACCATCTCCCATCTTCCAATATCCTTGTAGTCCTGTGTTTACTTCTTCTACTGTTACGTTGTCTATTGAACCTACAAAATCACCAATTGTCTGAACACCTACTCTTTGTGATGCAGCTGATGTGTATTGTATAAATTCTATAAATGTTCCTGTGCTTGTCCTTCCAGCACCATAATTATTTCCTAATCTACATTTTAATTCACCACTTGTATAATCTGTAATAGTATATTCTATTTTATATCTGTTTCCAACAATAAGAGTTTTATCTTGATATAAACTAGCACCATTATTTACGGATGTAGAAGATGCTTTTCCACTAGATATTACCCAAGTACCTTGTTTTGTCCAATCTGAATCAGTATCAAAAGTACCATTCTGTACTATATTAGCATAAGGACTACCATTCTCAATATCACTTGATGTTTGGTTTGTCATTATTGCAGGGTTGCCTTGTACCTCTTGTACTTTTATATTTTTTATAAAAACTGAAGCTGCACTATTATATTGTCTAGGAAATAAGAAACAACTATTAGTAGAATTTGCTACTATTGTAATTGTTTGATTTATATAACTTGTAGAACTTGTTTCAGGTGCATAATAATTTATACCACCTAAATCTTGTGTTGTCCACACTACTGAACCACTTGTAACCTTTGTGTCAAAATTTATTACATATGCTTTACCAACAGTAAGGTCTGTACTTAGCTGACTTGAATCTCTTAAATAAATATAAACACCTGCTGAATTATCAACATATGTTATCAATAAAGCATCTCCAACTGTTTGATGTGTGTTATTACCAAAATTTACCCAACCTGTTGTGCTTCCACTTGCACCATCCCAAATACTATTACCTAAAGTAGCATTTGTTTGGTCTGCAATCAATGGATAAGAATCTAATGTACCACTACCCATTCTCCAATAACCTACTAAGTTAGATGAAGATGTATAAGCTGCTTGATTAGTCTTTAAGTCAATAGGTAATCCGTGATTGTATAAAGAAGATACTTCATCAGCAGTTAGTGTAGAGTTCCATAAACCTACTTGGCTCATATCTCCATCTAAATAATGTGCAGATGGATATTGTCTACCAAATAAAATTGATTCTGTTATGTCTAAAGTCATACCTGTTACAACAATGTGATGCCACTGACCTACACTAATTGTTGTTCCTGCAACACCATCAACATAAACAGTACCACTTGAAACTGATATAGTACTTGAATTATTAATTAAAAAAACAAAACCTGTACCTGTACCACCAAGACCTCTAAATTCAATTAAAAAATCTATAGTTGTATTAGAACCTCTTTTAACCCACATAGAAACAGAGCCTGTCATACTACCTAATGTACTATTGGCTATCATATAATCATCAGTACCATCAAAATCAACTTGCTTAGTATTAAACACTGTAGGGTTACCTGACTGATAGTCGTTTCTATTTACAAGTAGATTAGTAGGCATACCTTGATTGTATAGTGATGCTACTTCTAATGATGTAAGTGTTCTGTTATAAGCACCCACTTCTGTTATGTTTCCATTAAAGTAAAAGCTATCTGTATATGAACCTTTACCTATAGTTGCATTTGTTGTTGTAGATATAATTCTTGATGCACCTTGACTAATTACACTAACACCATCAATATACATTGTTTGTGTAGCCCCATCATAAGTACAAGCAAAGTTATACCATTTATCAGCAACTAAAGTGCCTGAACTTAAAGTAGATGCAGAACTATCACCCACTCTATATGTTAAAACACTAGAACTATCAAACCAAACTCTAATTCCATCAATATTAGTATCTGCAGCATCAAAAATTAATTGAGTTACATTGTCTACATCAGTTTTAAACCAACCTGTGATTGTATGATTAGTATGACTAAAAGGTTCGCTTAGTTGTAAGTAATCATCACTACCATCAAACTCCATACTATTAGTAGAAGTGATTAGTGGATTAGCTGACTGATAAGCACCTGCATTAAGCATAAGATTTGTAGCATCGTGCTTTAGTTCTTGTACTACTATGTTGTCTACACTACCATCAAAACCACTTTGTGAACGCAAACGTAAAGTAACACCACCTGAAATACCATTAGCAGTATATTCTCCATTAGAAGATATATTAATAATTTCATTTGAAGAAGAACCACCTAACCTATAAGATAATGTACCTGTTGTCATATTACTTACAGTAACTTTTGCTTTATAAGTTTTTCCTGTTATTAGTGCATCTTGGTCTAAGTTTTCAGTTGTACCATCACTTGTTGCAACACCATCTCCCATAGACCACCCTGTACCAAATGTCCACCCCTGTCCGATTTCTTTGACTGATATGTTTGTAATTGAACCATTAAAAGGGTCTGAATTTCTACCATCTATTTCTAAAGTTCTAGAACTAGAAGTAACATACTTTATTATAGAAGTGCTACTTGTAATCCAAGTTTTATCTTCATCAGTCATATAAACTGCTATTGAACCTGAATCTACAACAACATCAAATGATATTTTTAAATTTCTTGCAATTGTAGTAGGTAAAATCTGTTGTGATGTTTCTGTTATTGCATTTACACCTATTAGCTTACTATCGCCTATACTCCAATCTGTTCCACCTAATGTCCAATCTTGCCCAACCTCTTTTACTGATACGTTCTCTATTGAACCAACATAACCTCCTGCACCTCCTGCACTTCTAAATCCTAATACAGTTGTTGAAACAGGTGTTAAATAAACTATATAAGAACCTGTAGATGTTACTGCTAATACTTGTGATTGTCCAAATACTCTAACAGATAACGCACCACTTGTATAGTCATCAACATCAAATGTAACTTTATAAGTTTTACCAAGAACCATATTTGATTGAGTTAAATAAGCATCTTCATTTGCACCTGCACTTGTTGCTTTATTATCTGCAATACTCCAACCTGCACCTGTACCCCATTCTGTATTAGGTGTAGGAAAATTACCATCTCTAACTTCTTCTGCACCTATCTGACTAAAATCTCCATTAGTTACTTCTTCGTTTCCTATCTGACTAAAGTTACCATTAGCTACTCTGTTTGGAGAGTAGTAAGTATTGTACATACGAGTAATCTCATCTTGAGTAAGTTCTCTATCAAATACTGCAAACTCATCTATTTGTCCTTCAAAGTAATTACCACTTGTTGCTTTATCTCCACCTATAGTTAATGATTCTGTGTAAGCAGTAGCAGTTCCTGCATTACTTATTGATTTATTTTGTAAAACCCCATCACAATATAATTGACTATTTGTTATAGTATTTGTATCTGCATATAATACCCAATGATGCCACTCTCCATCATCTTGTTGAGGTATATTTACCCAATACTGATAAACACCAGCTCCTAAATGTAAAATTGGTTTATTACCACTATTTAATCCAAAACGACCTATGCTATTTCCTCCGTGTCCAAACACTGTGTTTTCAGTAGTTTTAGTTGACTTACACCAAAAAGAATAAGTAGTAGGTTGTGCTACAGTATCTGCACCATCAGTAACTATAACATCATCTACTCCATCAAAGTCAATAGAATACTTATTTACAAACCTATAGATAGGTTGTGTAGAATTGGTTAGCTTGTTTGCTAATGCTAACATATATTAGTTTTTATAAGCGATTGCTAAACCTGAAGTCAGAGTTATAGCAGTAGTATTACCAAATAAAGTCATTCCTGCTGGAATTGTCGTTACAAGTGCTGATGCACCTGTAGAATTAGCCATAGTAATTGCAGATATTACACTTTCTTGAACAAAGTATATTGCATAATAATCTTTACCTGTTTGTGCAGTAGTTGTAAAAACCTCTACCCCACCTAATCCACCTAATTGCTCATTTAATAATGCTTGTGTGTTTTTTATTCCCATTTTTTTATTTTATTAACTAACGTATATATAATTTTCTTGTGTTGGTCTAACGTATTCTTCATACTGTACTTCTTCGCCACCTGTTGGCTCTGTGATGTATAGCTTACCTATCTCTACCCTTCCCTGTACTATGCCCTTAGAATTGCTTGGAGGACTTAATACATCTGTTTCTGTAATTGGTGCAGTACCTGTTCCTAAAACAACACTAGAACCTGCCCAACTTACCTCATATATTTCATATTCCCAATACCCATTAGGCAAAAAGTTTATAGCACCTGTAAATACGTTTTCTGTAGTGTTTGGTGTCATACTTACTTTTGTGTACCTGTTGTTTACTAATTGATTCTGCCCATAAGCATAAACTATGTTTCTATCCATACCATTTGTAAACTTATACAGAAATCTTATTTGAGAACTTGGTACTGTTTTGTTAATACGTTTCTCCTCTGTCGTTGTGTAAAAAGTGTAAGGTTGTCCGTATTGTCCGTGTATCATACTATATAATAGAAAAACATTGATTTTGTTTGGAAAAAAAAAGAACTACCGAAGTAGTTCTCTTTAAATTTATATGTAAAACCTTATTATGAAGTTACAACAGGTATTTGCGCACCTGCATCTAAATTGTCAAATGGAGTTGCAGTATAATCTTTTACTCTTAACATTGGTGCAAATTCTTGTCCTTCAAATGTCCAATCGTAGCCGTTCATATCAGCAAAAGCAGCACCTGAAGCATTAGTACCTGCATTTAAGTCTAATCCATTAGTTAAACCTAAACACATAATTACATTATTTTCTGTTGCACTTCCATCTAATATTTGATTTAATTGAACAAAAGCAACAACTCTACTTTGTGCAATTAATTTTAATTCATTTTGGTCTTCTTTGCTTAACCCTGTTAGCTTTAAATTTAAAGAAGGTGCGTAAACTACAGTACCATTCTCCGTAGAACCTGTAATAGTCTCTGTAATTGAAGCATTACCCCTTCTAATTGAATATCTATATAATGAGTTTGCACCCATATCTACATCAGTTAATTCAGATGCAGCACTAACAGTAGCACCAACTTGGTCAAATTGAGCAAAATAAATATACTTTACACCTCCTATAAGGTTTCTACACGGGATTCCTCTCCCTCTAGTTAAATCACAAGCCATTTATTTTTGTTTTAAAAGTTAAGGAAAGAGGGAAAAACCCTCTCTCCATATAATTAGTTATTAGTCTTGTTGTACTACTTCAGCACCGATACCAACTTGTACCCCACCAGAATACTTAGCAACAAATCTAAGGTTTTCAGAACCATCTAGTGGCGACATATCAAGCATTTTAACTTGTGTTGTATCACTTAAAAGGTCAGTACCAAAAAATAGATTAGATTTTTGAGCAGCTACTAATTTATCATCTGGCATTCCGTAAACAACTGCTAACTTAATTCCTTCAAAAGTTGCTTCATAGTCGTTATTCATTGAATACATATTTACATATCCTAAAGCAGAAATTGCTGAAACATATAGTCTGTAAGTTTTCCAATTCATATATATTACTAAATCTTCTCTACCATAAACAGTAGAAGGGATTGCAGCAGCTATAGTTTGTAAATTTTCTATAATGTTTGCAGCAGTATAAGCAGTACCTGCACCACCTACGTTGTTAGTTTGAACAACATTACCATTTACTGCAAAAGCACCTGTAGTAGCAGTTAAAAAACCTTCAAATTGTCCGTTAGTTGCAGCAGCACCACTCCATACAGAACCTTCAACTGCATCAGAAATGTGTTGTGTAAAGTATGAAATAACGTAGTCCTCAAATTTTGGAGAGTTGTTATTCATAGCACCTGCCTTCATAGTTTCTGCTTCCCAAGAACTTAAAAGAGTATCTTTACAAGTTTCCATATTAATTTGTAAATTCTTTGGAGTTAAGATACTTTCTGTTAAAGCAAGTGTTCCGTGATTTGTAAAGTTACAATCTGCGTTTCTTACAAAAGCAGAACCTGCTACTTTTTGCAAATTTTCTTTAAATTTTATATTTTGTAAAACAGTTAAGTGTTCTAAAGAAGTTGCTTCTTTAAGTGCTGCCGAGATATAAAACCCTGCTGCCTTACCTGCATAGTTACTTGTTACTGAAAAAGCCATATTTTATTATTTTTTAATTATTTATTAGTGTAATTGTATAGTATTCTATCTCTTTTTGTCATTTTACTTAAATCAGGAGTAGAATGTTTTTTGTCTGTGCTAAATTTATTAGTATCTACAGGTGTATCAGCAGGTTGGTTTGATAATTCAACAACTTGAGATTTTAATTCTTCAATCTTAGCTTGATATTCAAATTCAACTTCTTCTGTAGTTTTTATTTTTTTAGGTGTTGCTTCAGTATTTGAATCCATTTCAACATCTGATTCTTCTACTTCATCATTACCTACTTTATCTTTTTTTAAATCAGCTATTGCATCTTCTAGGTTTTTAATTCTTTTTTCCATTCCTTTCCAATCAGCAACATCTGCTTCATCATCTTCGTAATCTTCATCTTTTTTATCTTCCATTTCTTCTTCAACAGGCTCTCCTTCTGTTTCTTTTTCTACTTCATCTTCGTAAAGTTCAGCAACAACACCTTCTTTTTCCACAGAGAATTTTGTGCCTTCTTCAGTCACATACTCTCCAACAGGTAAAAGCATTGTAGTACCATCTTCAGTTAAAACAGATATGTCTGCCCCTGCCTCTAAATTTGTTGATGTAGATACTATTAAAGTACCATCTTCAAGTTTTGCTTGATATTCAAGAGCAACCTCATCTTTGTTATCTAGACCAAGTGCTACGATAATTTGTTTTTTTAAATCCATAGTAAGTTCTTTTTTATATATAATAGAATTAATTATTATTTGTTTGATTTTTAATATCCTGTATTATTTCATTTAAAGCAGAAAGAATTTCTTCATTAGTTGGTTTGACTGTTTCAGACATTTTCTCCATCTTATCTATAAAGTAACCTTCAATGCTTAAACCTTTTAATTCGCCACCTTTAATCTTTTCCCACATCTCATCATTCTCAATTTTCATCTTAACAAACCAAGTGCCATTAGGCAAATCATATCCGTAAAGTTTTGATTTATCCATATCGCCTTCTTTTACCCAACTTTCAACAGTTAAAACCCCTGAAACTCTATCTTCGTGTTGGTATGTAGCTTTATGATGATTGTTATGTTTTAAATATAATTCACTTGCTTGTCTAACAGTATCTTTAGAGAAATAAACATAGTAATCACTATCTGTGTTAGGGTCGTATCTAAATATTTGTTTATTTGGAATTAAAGCAGGACTAACTAACATTCTTTTTTCTTCATCTATCTTAGCAAAAGTTAGATTGTTTTTTTCTTTTCCAAAGTAAACAAAATCTTGCTCAATAGCAGGAGAAGTTACTAAGCTTATAGCATCAATAGTTAGTTCTTCACTTTCATCACTAATTACTAATTCAACTATTTTAGTATTATCTAAACTTTCGTAATGTTTTGGGTTAGCTTTTTTACAAGCAGCTTTAGAATCGTATTTACATTCTCCGTTTTCTCCCCATTTCCATTTTTCGTTTTCACATTTTTTGCAAGGCATAATATATAATAGATTTAATTAATTAATATTTGATTTTTAAATTGTTGCTCTCCTACGGATATACGCTAATTTATTTTGATTATCTGTTAAGTTGTCTGTAACTACATAAGCTTGTACAGGTTGTTGTTCTGTAGGGTTATTTAAAGTAAAAGCACCACTCAACATTTCAGGTGCAGGTGTTGAACCACTTAAATTTGGTGTGGTTGTTGAAACACTCCCTCCTCCTGCACCTAGAATTCCTTTAGCAGAATTGACTGCACCTAAAACTGCTGCTATTTGACTAGCATAAAAAATAGGAAAAGCTAATGCAGCAGCAGGTCCTGCAGCTTGAGCAGATTTTTGTGCAATATTTAAACCTTGCATAAAACCAACCGCAGTATTAATTGCAATTTCTGTTAGAGCCAAAGCTTTCGCAGAAGCAGAACCTTCTTCCATTAAATTACCTAATTGCCCAACTGCATTTCCTATTGCACTTAAATATGCTAACCTTGCTTGTTTTATTGCTTCTATTTGGTTCATAGTTTGTTTAAACCAATCATCAGCATTTTTAACTTTTAAATCATGTAATCTCTTTTCTTCTGTTTCTTCTTCCCTTCTTAATTCATTTATTTCAGTTTGTACTCTTTTTTGTAACCTAAATGATTTGGTCTGTTTATTTATTAAATCAGCTTCTAAATCAGCAAGTTTTTTTTCTGCTTCTACCATATTTTCAGCAGTAGCCATTTGTTCTTCTTGAATATCTTTTTTTTCTTGTGCTAACCTAATTTCTTCTGTAACTGTTTTCTTTTCAAGTCTAAGAGCTTCTTTAAGTAATAATATTCTTTGTTGTGTTGATTTAGATTCATCTTCTGCCATCAACCTAGCACTTTCAATAGACATTCTTGTTTTTGCTCTCTGTATTACAAATTGGTTTTCTTCATCTCTCAAAGTTTTTACTCTTTTTTCTAATTCTACCATTACAGTAACTTCTTCTTTTATTTCTGTAGTGATTCCTCTAAAGGCATTTCTTACATCTTTTAAGGTTTGAAAGAAACTTTGATTAAATAAATTACTAAATGTTTCTCCTAAACTTGCAATTCTATCTCTTACAACATTTACTGCTGCTTTTATTCCTGCAAAAGCCGTAGCTAATTGGTCTGCACCTCTTTTTGTGCTAGTAAAATAAGTAGCTAATGAACCAAAAGCAATTAGTAAAGCACCTATACCTGTGCTCAATAAACCTGCTTTTATAGTTCCAAACATTGTTTTAGCTAATGGTATTATTTTTTTAAATGATGCTTTTATACCATTTAATGAAACTCCCATCAGTTTAAAATTACCTACAGAATCTTTAGCCTGTTTGTTAACTTCTTTTGATACTTGTGCCTGTTCTTTTAATACTTTATTGTTATCTTTTTGTTGATTTTCTAAATCTTTTAGACCGAGTTTTTCTAGTTTTATATTTTTTTCTGTTTCTTTTATCTTTTTATTCAAGTCGTCCATACCTGCATAAAAAGCACCTTTGGGTATTTTATCTTGTGTAGCTTTTAACTCAACAAGTTCTTTTTCCATATCATTTAGAACTTTGTTTTGAATACTTATTTGCTCGTTTAATTCTTTTTGAGCATCTTTTGCATTATCTATTGATTTTGTTAAATCATCAACTTGTTTTGTAGCAGGTTTTACCTCTGCTTTAACTGTCATTACTATTTCTTCGTTAGCCATATCTTAAAATGTTGTTTGTAATTGATTTTGCCATAATTTAACACTAGCAGTCCATTGTATTCTAGTTCCTGCTATACCTGTAACATGAACACCAAAAGAAGTAGCCGTTACATCTTTCATTGTAGCTGATATATTCATTCCACTATGTCCTGACGTTACTATATGTGTTAATGTTTGATAGTATGTTGATGCTAGACCATTAGTAAATTTTACTGCACCTGTAATTTGAACATATCCATATTCTCCAACTTCTCCCTCTCCTCCATAATTAATACCTATTACATTAGCTTCAAAACCTATTACTGAATTTTTTACTTTCTGTATATATGTAATTGGTAGGTATTGAGTAAGTAAAGCAGTTTCTGTAGCATCTGTAGTCTTATTAGATTGTTGCACAAAAGATTGTTGACTTAATCCTAAACCTAATGCTTCGTTAAAACCACCTCCACCTATAACTACTTCTCCTTGATTTTCTGCTTGTCCGTATGAACCTCCAAGAATTATAGAATTATTTATACCATTTTCTATTTGATGTTTTTCTCCATTAATAATATTATTAAAATTATTTCCTTTTGTAACACTTTCTTGACCATTAATTAAAGTATTTCTAGTTCCACTTTCAGTTGAACCACCACTTGTATTATTTGTTATGTTGTTAAACTTTCTATTCAAGCTTGAATTATAATTAAAAGCATTACAGGTAGCCGTAGCAGTATTATAAGTATATCCGTATGCTTCACAAGCATTTTGATTTGGTATAACATCATTTGTTCCATCAGTAAACCTAATTTCTCCTGTTCCTAAAACTTCTGCAGGTTTTATTGTATATCCTTTTCTAAATTCCATTATCCTATTAATATAAATTCAACAGTTGATAATTCATTTGGCTTGTATTCTATTTTATTTACCCTGTAATTTTTATTTTTAATCATTACTTGGTCAAAAAAATTAAATTGGTTTATGTCTGATGCGTTTAAATTTACTTTTAATGTCATATATTTAGTGTCTGGATTATAAAGTTCATTATAATATGGCGACCAATAAGTATTGTATAAATTATCTACAGGTGCTACCCCCATATTAATTAATTGTATTTGCCCAAAATTTAAATCTGTTCCTGTAGGTGATGATATAACTTCTGAAGTATGACTAAACCTTAAATATTCTGTAGCTTGTTCTCCTGTTACACCATTTTGTGTTGGTATTATATATTTTGCACCACCTGACAAAGTGTAAGGACTAGGAGATACATTAAATAATATTCTTGGGTTATTCTCAAAACTTTCAAATTCAGTATTGTCATCATTAGATGAATATATTACAGGAACTATAAAATCACTTAAATAATCAAAAAGTGGTTTCATAACAGATGCTGCAAAAGGTTCTGCTGAAACTTCATCTTCTCCTGTTAATAATGTTAAATCAGGGTTAGTAAATTTATAACTACCATAATCTATTTGTGTAACGTTTCTATAATAATTATTAGGGTAACTATCATCATCTGCATATTTAAACAATGTAGTTTTTACTAAATCTAAAGGAGATAATTTTATTTCTGTTACATCTATTTTATCAGTCCAATCATATAACACCCCTCTTGAAGCTAAAGAAGTACCTGATGTGTTTTTTATAAACACTTCACTATAAGGTTCTATAACTAAATTATTAGCGTTTTCTTTATCTTGGTATATGATTAAATTAAACATATTAATCAAAGATTTTAAAAATTCCCATTGACCTAAATCTCCCCTTAAAGTATTTAAGATTACTGAATTTGTCATAGAATTAATTGAAATAGAACCATTTATAAAAGCACTTTTGAATTGGTTAATAATTTTATACCTTACCTCATTAGCTGAACTTGCTTTAGATTGTAATTCTAATGTATCTCCTATGTTTAAAGTTTCAGTAATTGTTCCTTGTACTAATCTTTGAAAATTACCACCACCTGTGCCTGAATCTACATTTATAATACCATTACCTGCTAAATTCCCTACACTATCTTTATGTACCCATCTTGTTTCAATAGATGCAATTCCTCCTGCAGATACAAATTCATAATTTACGGCATAATTAAATTGATAAGTAATATTATCATATAATGCAGTAAATTTATAATTAGAAGCATCATATCCAAAATCTCCTGAAAGGGTTACAGAATTAATTGGCACATTTGAATGTGTTACAGGTATAAATGATGTAGAACCTGATGTTCCGTCGCCTGTGTGTTCAATGTCATTAGGGGAATTATCTGCACCCCAATTAAAGTCCATAAAAATTTTACTAAATAATGCACCATCAAAAAAATTAGATGTATAAGTAAAATTAGTATCATCAAAAATTTGTTTTAAAATATATTTACAATTTATAAAAGGTCTAAAAGCATCTTCTAATGTATTCAATACAGGAAAATTTGTATTGTTATCTACAGTCAAACTACCTGTCCAATCTACAAAAGGGTATTTTAATACTGTTGTGTTATTAACACCTAAAGCAGCTTCATAAGCATTAGAATTTGTACTTAATGGGTTAGTTAACGTTATCCCTGTGCTATCATACCAACTTGCTTTAATATTTGTTTTGTTATAATCGTGCGTTAGTTCTGTAAAATTTAAATCTCTAAATTTTTTATTTTCTAAAACTTCTTTTAATGCAACATTTTCTGAATATAAATTAACACTATAACTAATCTCGCCTTCTTTATTAACTATATCTAATAATTTCAAATAACCTTCAAATATATTGTAACCATCTTGTTTTAAGACACATTGAGTTTTTACATAAGGGTTAAAACTAAAAGCATCTTGAATTCTTGTAACATCAAACAAATGTGTAAATATTTTATTATTTCTTTTTGTTGCAGGTAAATTAAAGTCCTTAGAATAACTCTGCACTTTTTCAGCTACATTTTTAAAATCATCTACTGAAAGACTTAAAGGTATATCTTCTTCTTCGTATATATCACATATCACTTGTCCGTCTGAAATATCTGCATAAATATTAGATGGTGAATTTACTTTATCTTTAACATTTATATTTCCAATTTTTATAGTATCTCCATTATAATTTCTATATTCTAATAATAATAATTCTTGAGTGTTTGATGCTGTAAATGTTAGACTTACAACACCTGCACCTGCAGTAGAAAAAGTATGGTTTAAATTACCTAATGTGTTAATATTTGCTAAAGTTGGTAGTAATGGGTTCCCTATAGATAAATGTCCGCTATTTGTAGATGCTTGTGTAATATTTATACTTATTTCATATTGTGAACCAATACTTAAATTATTAACATATTGATACACCCCACTACTAGAGCTATATGTTGTTGTGTTGCTTGAATACAAATATAATTCGCCACCTATTTTGTTTGGCATATCAACTAAACCATAAGCACCTGTAGTGTTAGTGCTTCTAAATCTTTTCCAAGCTGAAATAGGTAATGAATTTACAACAGAATCATAAGAAGGGTTGACAGAAGATGTAGGCACATCATAACCTGTATAATTGTTTAATAAAGAAAATATTAAACCATCAGAAACATATTCATTTAAATTAGGGTTTAAATAAATTCCTTGATAATTTTGTGGATATAAAACTAATTGTACTGACATTATACTGAATGTGTTCTTTTGTTATGAGATTTTTCTAATTGAAAAGTATATTGTATTAACTTATCATTAGCTTTAGTTTTTCTTGTGTAATCACTTGTTATTAAAGTAATTGGTTCAACATATTTATTTACTATTCCGTATCTAGTGTCTGAAACATCGGTATCATAAGGGTTTAATAAATAAACTTCAGTACTATTTATCAAGTTTTCAAACCATACTGCTTCTGCTTCATTAATAAAATCTGTATTGATTGTTATTAGTTGTTTAGAATTTACTCTAAAATTTTTCTTCCCTCCTTTATATCCGTTTATTTTAAAAGTTTTTTCATTCCAAGTTCCACCTAATTGTGTGTATGATGTTCTGTTAGTTTGTAATGATTTAATTGATTTCTTTTTAAAAGTATAGTAATCCCAAGTACCCCATTGGTTTAACCAAGTTAATCTAATACTTTCAAAACCTTTACAACTATTACCAATGATGTTAATTTTATATAATTGACTTATAGCTTCATCTTGGTCATCATTAGCTTGTACTGTGTAATAACTTACATTAGCTTTATGCGTATCCCAATCG